TTGCGATCGTGCGCGAGATCCGGGACCGAGCCGAGCGCGAGACGCTCAGAGAGATCGCCCAGGACCTGAATCGGCGGTCCGTGCCCACGAAGCAGGGCGGGCAGTGGTATGCTAGTACGATCCGGTATATAAGAGACAATAAAAGTTATACTGGTGTTCTTCAGGAGGCTGTGGTATGAGTACTAGGGCAACGATCTTACTGACAACAGACAACGAGCACTGGTATGAAGAGTTAAGTGCTTCCTATCATGAGGAGACGAAAACGGAATACGCGGTTGTCCTTGAAATAGACAGACAGCATAAATACGAAATCAGCGATGAGGGTATCAGGGTGGTTATTGAAGAGGATACCGAGTTGTACCGGGAGATCATGAAGCTGTGCGGTCGTCAAGTGCTGAAGCGGCAGCAACCCCCACCTCAAAAATAGTGCAATTTCAGGAGTGTTTTTTACCGCGATAATATAGGATAGTTGAGCCATCGAACCAGCACGGTCGATGGCTTTTTTATTTACCTGCAGGTAGCCGCAGAGGCCATCGACCCGCTGAATACCAATTGCGAGGCCGATGGCAACTATAGAGTTTATCCCCCCGCTTAAACGCTCCCATTTTATCTGCCCGGAATGCCCCGGCCAGGATAACAAGGGAGCGTTTTTCTTTTTTGTCATGGCCGAGGATCGCCGGACTAACGATAGTGGCGAGTTTATCGCGACCTGTCCGCAGTGCGGGAACGAGGACTGCCGCGAGCCGTGGTACATGGCGAACGTCCGCCGCTGCCAGGGCAAGCAGACCGGGCCCGTCACCCAGGCCGGCAAGGACAAATGCCGGATGAACGGCTATAGCACCGGGTCTTCCTACGTGTCCGGCGCGATCCCGAAGTATCTCCCCCCAGCCAAACCCGAGAAATACGCCGAGTGCGACGAATGCCAGGACCTAGACGAGTGCAAGCTCGCCGTGGAAGAGGCAAAGGGAACCAGTCGCTATGTTGCCTGTCATCGTCTTTCCGAGCTTACCGCCAAATACCGGAACGCTCACCTGACCGGGGATCCGGAAGCGCTGCGCTTCACCGCGGCCGACGTTCACGCGAAGATGCACCGGGTGATGAACCAGTGCTTCAAGGCGATCTTCGACACCGGCATATTCATCGAGAGCCTGATGGTCTCCGACGGCAAGGTCGTGAAGATGGAGAACGGCACGAACGAAGCCGGTGAAAAATTGTTCGTGAACATCATGGAGCGGAAGATCAACCCCGCAATCAACGAGGCGATCAAGATCCTCGAGAAGATGGGCTTCTCTCTCTCCGACTGGACGCTTACGCCGAAGAGCAAAGAGGCGAAGATGGCGCTTGATGGTTATCTTGCCGGCCAGGCCTCGGCCAAGGGCCAGACCATGGAAGAGTTTATCACCCAGCACAACAAGGACATGAAGGCCTTCCAGGAAGCCCTTGTAAAAGGACGCGAGACGGCACAGAACGATGAGGCGTTGAAGGAGTCTCTTGCTGAAGAGCAGGAGGCAAAGGACAATGAATGACGCGAGCGGGATCTCCCGACATACAGGTCCGGAACCGGGCCGAAGTGGAAATCGAACGATACTCATCGTCGGATCCTCTCTGGCTGAAGCATATCTGCAACTTCACCGCGCGGCCGCAGCAGCTCATGTACATGGCCCAGATGGACGAGAATCCGTTCATCTCGATCGTGGCCATGCAGAGGACGGGCAAGTCCCGGGGCGTGGATGCGAAATGCGTGAAGTGGTGCGCCACGAATCCGAAAGAGGACCTGCGCTTCTTCGCGCCGGCAGTGTACCAGGCGCGCAAGAACTTAAAAGATGCGATAGACATCATTCTGAACGCTCCGGTACTACTCGCATACATCGAAACGAGGCTCGGGAGAAAGCAGCTCTCATCAACGCAGTTTTCCTTCATGAACGGATCGAACGGAGAGGCCTTCGGTCAGGAGTCGAACCTGGACGGCGTGAACGCTACGATCGAGCATATAGACGAGTTCGACGATATGGACATGGAGGTCTACAAAAACCGCATCCTGCCTCGAGGCTCGGGCAAGAACGAGAACGGGATGCCCACGCGGATCATCCTGACCGGGACCATCCAGGAAGAGCAGGGGAACCTCTATTCCATATCGCAGGATCCGACGTTCTTCAAGGCCCCGATGATCGACATCTATGTCGCGCTGGAGTACGGGCTGATAGATCGGGCGTTCTTCAAGCTTCTGAAAGAACAGCTGACCCCGGACGAGTGGCTCCGGATCGCGCTCTGCATGTACAAGGGCGGCCGTCAGTTCTTCTCTCAGAAGGCGCTTCGCAAAATGCAGGTCCGGGGCGCCGAGATGTTGATGAAGGTCGTACTCCCGGAGATGGGCAAGGGATATCAAAGCGAGGGAGAAGTTTCGTTCGGCCTGGACATGGGGGCGCAGGGACAGCAGGCGACATCGTCCAAGTATTCGCTCACCGTTACGGAAAGGGTCGGGCTCTGGAAGCGCTGGATCTATGGCCGCGAGTGGGCGCCGACAACGGACCCGAAGGTTATCAAGCGGGACATCGTGGAGCTCTGGAGCTTCTTCCGGCCAAAGGGTGGCTTCGGGGACGCCTTCGATTCAAACCTTATCGCGGACATCAACGATCAACTGTACGCCGAAGGCCTGGTTTCGTATTCCCGGCAGCGGGAGGGTACGGAAGAAAACTCTCAGTCCAACTGGGACAAATGGCCGTTTCAGCCGATCAGGTTCACCGGATATCAGAAGCACTGGATGCTGAAAACGCTTCGAGACGATATCCTCGAGGGCCGTTACTTCAGCCCTCTTCCGGAGATCGAACAGGACGACCGGTGGGATCCGGCAAAGGCGAAGAACTTCAGCGACCCTGCCGAAGGAGAAAAGGCGCTGATCAAGTTTATTGTGCAGTGCAAAAACATGCGGGCCGAGCGGGCGCCATCGGGACAGTACTACATCTATTCGATGATCAAGTCCCGGCTCGGTGACGACAACGTAGATTCGGCGGCAATGGCAAACGCCTTCCTGGAGACCGGGAAGGGATCGGGCTCCGGGCCGATTGAGTTTGTGAGCAGCGGGCAGCAGATCACCTCGAGAACAGCGGGCAGCGGAGTGTTTAACACATAGGATGCAGCCGGGGCGGTCAGGGCAGAGTTTCAAGTTGATCCTGACCACCGGCCCCGTTAATGGATGAGCATGGCAACCACTGATCAAAATACAGTCACAGCCAAAGTCGGGAAGCGGTACCGGTTCATCCCGGGCGCCGAGGCTGCCGGTGCGTACAACCCGGACAACCCCTATGGGTCGTGGTCCGGGAACGCGCTAAACCTGAAGGCCTACAATCCCGATGATCTGGTCAAGGTCAAGGGAATCCCGATCTATAAGCAGATGACACGGGAGCCGTTCATCAAAGCCCCGTTGCAGCAGAAGAAGACCGCCCTGCTTTCCGTGCCCTGGTCCGTGGATCCCGCCTCAAACGATCCGCGCCATATCCTGCAGGCAAAGTTTGTGAAGCAGTGCCTAAAGAAAATCAAGGGCGGCTTCCATCGCGACATGTACGAGATGTGCGACGCGCTGGATTGCGGATGGTCATTGCTCGAGCAGATCTGGGACGTGGTCCCTGCAGGGGAGTTCGCCGGGAAGATATGGATCACGGCGCTCAAGTCCAAGGATCCTGAGTATTTCGACTTTGCCTTTGACGAGTTCATGAACATCAAGCCCGAGGGCATCATTATGACCCGGGCAGCCGACGGAAGAATCGATGTCCCGCTGCCGTCGAACAAGTTTTTTGTTTTCTCATACCTGAAGCGATACGAGAACGCCTACGGTTCGAGCGATCTCCGTGCCGCATACCGCGCGTACTGGATCAAGGACACTGCCTGGAAGCTCCGGTCTGTGTACATGGAGCGCTTCAGCGGGAACAACCTGAAGGGCAAGTACCCGCGCAACAAGGACGCAGAGACGAACAAAAACACGCTGCTTTCAATCTTCCGCTCCTGGCAAAACGAGACAGGCATAGCGATCCCCGAGGACCTCGAAGTCGAGGTGATGGAGGTTGCAACCTCGAACGAGAGCGAATACTCCCGGTCGATATCGGACTGCAACAAGGAAATGGCGATCGCGATCCTGGGCGAAACGCTTACCGTGGACGAGGGCAGAAAAACCGGCGCACGGAATATGGGCGAGATTCACGCCGCGGTAGCCGAGCTTCTTGTTTTGTTCCTGGACATGACGCTCACCTCGGACATCAACGAGCAGCTTATAAAGCCGCTGATCGATGCGAATTTTGCGGACGTGGACGAGTACCCCGAGTTCTTCTTCTTTCCCCGGGATTACGATCCTGTCGCGTTCGGTGAATTCGTGAAGGCCATGCAGGAAGCCGGGGTCAAGGTCTCGAAGAAGTGGGTTCAGCTCCGGACCAGGATGCCCGAGCCGAGCGGGGAAGATGATACGTTGGAACCGGTTGCAACTGCGGCTCCGGCAGGACTCCCCTCATCCCAGCCTTCTCCCCAAGGGGTAGAAGGTGCGCCGGTGACGGGACAGGAGTTGCAGACTACGCAGGCAACAGTCCTGAATGGTGCCCAGGTAACGGCAGCAACTGCGATCGTAGAATCGGTAGCCGCCGGCACTATCCCGCGTGATTCTGGAATAGGCCAGCTAATGGTGTTGTTCAATTTGAACACCGATCAAGCCAACCAGATCATGGGCAGCGCCGGCAAGCCGGGCACAACGACCACGCCCGTCGTTAATCCCGGAGCTACGGAGCCGGGAGGGCAACCCGCCATCCCTGCTATCAAATCTTCACAGGAACCGGCGAAGCTTGCGGAACCGGCCGCAAAGGCCAACGGGTACCGCCGGGAACTTTCTCAGTGGGAATCGTTCGCCGAGATTCCTAAAGTTGATAAGCGGCTGCTCCGGCTTACGGACAAGGCAAAGGCGATCGCGCGGCCGGCGTACGAAAAGATATTCGATTACGTGCTGAAGCAGGTCCAGTCAAAGAACGTTCTTGCATCCAAGGACTTCGCCGCGGCCGCGAGAATCGCCGTGAATCCGGCGCCGCTCAAGGACGTTATCTTCAAGACGTTGCTCACCGGCAACATGATGGGCCGTGCCGATGCGGTCATAAACTGTCAGAACCAGGGCTTCGAATTCGGCAGAATCAAAAAATTTGCCGAGGTCGCGTTCGACTGGGAAGTCCTGGACGAGCCGTTCACTCCGGAGGAAGCCGCGAAGTTCTTCTCCGGGAAAGTGCCCATGACCCGGTCGGAATTCGATGCGCTTACGACGCAACTCCAGGGCCAGGCATTCTATGTTTCGGGGCTGGACAAGCTAGCGATCGAGCGGGATGTAAAGACGCTCCTGACCGACGCCCTGAACAACGGCATGACGCTGGAACAGTTCAAATTCAAACTGCAGGAAATGCAGATAAAATACTCTGCCCCGGTTTACGGCCGGGAGGGCACGGCTGGCGAAACGATCCTGGACTATCACGCGGAGACTGTGTTCCGGACGAATATGATGTCCGCCTACAACAGCGGCCGCAAGGAGATGTACCAGGACCCGGACATTAAAGAGTACTTCCCAGCCTATGCGTACACCTCCATCATGGATGGCCGCGAGACAGAGATCTGCCATGACCTGGACGGGTTTGTCGCCCTGGCAGACAATCCGATCTGGAACAAGATATGGCCTCCGAACCATCACGAATGCAGATCCACGGTCGTGACGATCAATAAATACGATTTCACCCGGGAGATGCTGAGCGAGAAACCGAGCGTCACGCCGGCGGAAGGGTTTGGGGGCTAAGACAGTTCAGAGTTTAGGAGTTCGGAGTTCGGAGAAAAGTAACCAGCAGGAGGACACAGTGAAAAAGTTCAGCGAGTTCAGTTTTGACGAAAAGCGCAAGATGATCAGCGATGCAATCCGCGATCTCAGGAAGAAAGCTACCCCCGGAGACTTCGATCTGTATCCGTGGATCCGCGAGATGTACGACGATCGCGCGATCGTCGAAGATGGGAAAAATCTCTTTGAGTATTCCTATATGATCGCAGCCGACGGCGCCGTGACCCTCGGGGATCCGAAGCAGGTAAAGGTGACCTACGAGGCCTTTGCCGAGATCAAGGGGATGGAGATCCTGCAGACCGGTACTCACGTTTCAGCATCAGGCTCCAAAGTCATATATGTCGAGGACGACCTGGACCAGATCATCAAAAACGCCGAGGCGCTCAAGGAAACCGTTCAACCGCCGCTCGTGGTCGGCCATGCCGAAGGAGATCTCGGCGAGCTGATCAATGCCCAGACCGTGGGGGCCCCGCAGGTCGGCTTTGTGGTGCCGACGAATCTGAGCAAAAAGAAAAACGAAGACGGCAGCTTCAGCCTGTTCGCGGACATCAAAGACGTGGCCGCCAAGGCATTGGACAAGATCGGCACGGAGCTGAAGCGTGTATCCCCAGAGATCTACGACAATTATAAATTCGGCGACAAGGCATACGGAAAAGTACTTCGGCGGGTGTCGTTTGTGACGATTCCCTCCATAAAAACCATGGCTGACGTTACCCAGGCACACCTCGCCTTTGGCGAGACGCCGGACCAGCCTACCACATGGGTGATCTTCTCTGAGGAGAGCCCAAAGTCCACAGGAAAGGAGACACCGGAGATGTTAATCAAATTGCAGGAGAGGATCGCCGCACTCGAGACGGAGAACAAAACCCTCAAGGCGGACCGGGAGAGCGTGGCAACGAAGCTTTCCGAGGCGCAGCAGAAGCAGAAGAAGGATGAAATTCACCGTTTCTGCGATTCCCTGAAGACGGACCCCAAGGGCGCACGGATCACCCCGGCCATGCAGGAGATGGGCCTCGAGCAGTTCATGGAGAGTCTGGACGACTCGACCGTCACGAAGTTTGGTGAAGCCAAGGACGGCAAACAGGCCGAGCTCAGCCAGCTCGGGTTCATGAAAGAGTTCCTGGGCAAGTTCGGACCGATCATACGCTTTGGCGAGACGGCACAGACCGGCTCTGGCGCAGCGCCCGAGAAGTTCGCCGAAAGCCCGCTCGTTGCCGACGCAAAGCTCCGCGCGGAAGCAGCGAAGAAATAAGTATAGGGCTGAGAGATTAAATCTATCCTCACCCCGAGCCCTCTCCTTGAAGGAGCGGGATGTTGTTAAACCCAGAAACAAGGAGGATCCAATGTTCACCAACCGAAACCCGTTTTTCATTGCAGGGGCCATACTGGTTTCTCTGCTTCTTTTCACCGGTATGCTCATGGCAGCCGGCAGCCGGCCGGATACATTGTTCGTGGTCGTCGGACTCGGTGCTTTTGCGGTGTTTTCGAAACGAACCACGCGCCGTCTGATAGTCGGCATCGTGGGCGCTGTCTACACCGAGCCGAATTACCTGTCCGACATCATCCTGCACGAACTGGACATGGATGGATCGCGCGAGCAGGTGACGGTCCTGTCCGGCCAGAACCTGACGATCGGCACCGTGGTCGGCAAGGTCACAATGGCAGGAGTTACCGAGACCCATGCAGGGAACACCGGCAACGGGGCTATGACGATCGACGCTGTCACTCCGAGGCTCGCAAATTGCCAGCTCGGAGTGTACAAGGCGGTCTGTATCCTCGGGGTCCCGGGCGGGGGCACTTTCCGCGTGACCGATCCCAAGGGCAACGTATTGGGCGATGTCGTCGTAGGCGGTACCTTCGAAAGCCAGATCAAGTTCGTGATAGCTGCAGGAGCTGCCGACTTCATCGAAGGCGATACGTTTCTGATCACCGTTGCAGCCGGATCCGGCAAGATCAAGATCCTTGCGCCCGCCGCGCTCGATGGCACTCAGTATGCATACGGCATCACGATCGCCGATTACGATGCGAGCTTGGCGGACCTTGCGGGCGTGCTTATCGCGATCGCGAAGACCTCGCGCCTCGTATGGCCCGGCGGAATCACTGCAGGCGAGAAGGCGACGGCATATGCCGAACTGGCAGCCAAGGACATCACGACCCGAACCGATCAGTAAGGAAATCAAGCGCCCTATCCCTGCAGTTGTCAGCAGCCGACCCGCATAGCGGAGCGAGGGGATAGGGAACCATAAATCACAATCGAACAAGGAGGAAACCATGTTTCCCAATCTTTTAAACGATCCCGCATTCAACAGCGCTTCACTGACTGCGGCGATCAATCACCTGCCGAACAATTACGGCAGGATGGTCAAGTCCAATCTTTTCCCCATCAAGGGAGTTGCCACGCGAGCCATCGTCATCGAGGAGTATCAGGGCGTACTTACCCTGCTTCCGACGAAGCCCCTCGGCGCCCCCGGGTCCACGGGCAAGTCCGGCAAGCGCAAGGTCCGCACCTTTTCAATTCTTCACATCCCGCACGATGATTCTCTCCTGGCCGCGGACGTGGCAGGCGTACGGTCCTTCGGGTCAGAGACGGAGCTGCAGGTGTTCTCGGCAGCGGTGAACGACAAGCTATCGGCAATGAAGAACAAGCACATGATCACCCTGGAGCATCTCCAGATGGGTGCGATACGCGGCACCATCCTGGACGCCGATGCCTCGACGCTCTACAACCTCTATACTGAGTTCGAGATCGTCCAGAAGGTCGTTGACTTCGTGCTCGGCACGGACACGACCAAGGTCGCGAACAAATGCCGAGAGGTTGTGCGTCACATCGAAGAAAACCTCAATGGCGAAGTCATGAGCGGCGTGCGCGCCCTCGTTTCCGAGGAGTTCTACGACAAGCTGGTCACCCACCCTCTTGTTAAGGAAGCGTATGCAGGCTGGTCCGCGGCACAGGACCGTATTGGAGGAGATCTCCGCAAGGGGTTCACTTTCGGCGGGATCACTTTTGAAGAGTACGTCGGCAAGGCTCCGGATGCGGACGGTGTCTCCCGCAGGTTCATCGCTGCCCAGGAAGGGCATGCTTTCCCCGAGGGCACGACCGAGACATTCGCAACGCACTGCGCGCCTGCGGATTTCATCGAGACGGTGAACACGAAGGGCGTTCACATCTATGCAAAACAGGAGCCGATGAAGTTCGGCCGCGGCGTGGATCTTCACACCCAGTCGAACCCGCTGCCGCTTTGTCATCGGCCCGCGGTGCTGGTGAAGCTCCATACCAGCAACTAATCTCTAAGGAAGGGAAGGGACGGGACGACCGTCCCTTCCGTTTAAACAGATGCAACGGTTCAAACCGTTTAAGCGGAGAAGTACATGTCCTACTGCACAAAGACAGACATCCTGAACCTCGAGCTCACCGAGGCCGAGTTGGTCCGTGTGACCGACGACAAAAAGCTGAACGAGGTGGATGCGGCAAAGGTGGCCGCGGCGATCGCGAAGGCCGATGCGGACATCGACGCGTATTGCCAGGCGCAGTATACCGTCCCGTTCAGCCCCGTGCCGACGATCGTCATGGGATGGTCCGCAACCCTGGCCGCGTTCAATTTGTTCCGGAACCAGCAGAAGCCGGCGACGCTGGTAGACCGGTACAACAAGGTCATGTCCTGGCTGAAATCGATCTCAGAGGGCAAGAGCGCGATCCCGGGCGTGACCAACGACGCTCTCAGCCTGCCGGCCAGCACGACCGAGGATTACGAGCCGGTGTTCAAGCGGGAGCAGAAAGACAGCAGCGGAGCCGTGCTCGAAAAAGGCACGATGGAAATCTGGTAGTAAACCCAACACACGGAGGAATGAAATGAAAAGATTACTCGTAATAGCAACTTTGGTTTTGTCCGTTCTAGGCGTGGCAATCCCCGCATCCGCGGCGAACCTGCTCTACAGCATGCCCACGATGACCGCCCTGGCCACCGGCCTTACCGGGTCCATCAGCGGCACCGCGGGCGCTGCGGTGATCAGCGGACCCACGCTCACCCTTTCCCAGGCGGGCACTTATTCTTTGTCCAGTATGGTGACCACCAGCACCGCGGCCTCCACGTTCTCAACTGCCCAGACAGCAAAATGCTGGCTCTACCGGACCAATAATACGCCCGGGGTGGTAGCCAATACCACTGCCGCGGTCGTATTCCCGATCATGACCACGCTGTCCATTCCCGGGCCTACGGTCGCGATCCCGCCCACATGGTACTCGACCTCGAACAGCGACGACGCTATCAAGGTCTATTGTTCCATCTCTGCAAATCCCAGCGCCGGAGAAGTGGACGTCACCGCTGTCTCGATGATGGGCCAACGGTTCAAGTAACGATTCCGGGGATGGGCCGTGCCGCCCATCCCCGGGTTCAGCAGGGGGGATTTAGATGGCCGAATGCGACCCGACCAGATGCCCGACAGGGCTGGCCTACAAAGAAGTAGGCCTCCGGCTTACGAACATAGAAGCCCAGACGGCTGCAACCCATAAGGTCGTGACGGACCAGGCAGTGCTGCTGCAGCAGGTCGTGGATCTTCGCGAGGACTTCAAGGAACTTAAAAAAGAGAACAACGACGATCACAACGATCTTTTCAGAAGGCTGCGGATACTAGAGGCCAGCAACAAGACAAAGATCACGGCGAAAGAGGCGCTTTATTATTTCGGAGGCACGATCGCCGCGATCGGTGGAATTATCGTTTTCATAAAAGCAGTAGTGTGAGGATGCCATGCCCCCGGTCCTGAAAGTAAATTTAGATCCGCTCAAGAAGTTCGATGCCGTGCTCGACGCTATCAGGAACAACGGCAAGAAGTTGGAGCCCGCGTTCAAGGCATCCGGGCTGATTGCCATGGAAAGCGTAAACAGGAACTTCATAGAGGGCGGCAGGCCGGAGAAGTGGAAGTCCCTTGCCCCGATCACCATACGCCAGCGCCGGGGGAACGGCAACCCCCAGCCCCTGCGCGACAGCGGCGTGATGATGTCCTCGGTCGGCGTGCCGGCAGCCGGCGGCGTGTTCGAACTCAAGCCCCTGACAGTCCGGGTCGGCACGAACGTGCCCCAGGCCGGAGCGCACAATGAAGGCATCGGGGTGCCGAAGCGAGAATTCATGGTCCTGCAGCCAGAGGACGAGGACAACATTCAAAAAGTTTTTGCGGAGCATATGGCCGGGGGAACGGGATGAAGACGCTCCAGGTAGAAATGCAGAAGCGCATCGCCGCCCGAGTGGGCTACCTGGGCAACGCCGTGCATCTGATTCCCGACGAGAACTTGCTTCCCTCCGGGACACAGTTCCCCTGCGTGGGCCTGAAGGATGGGCCTATCAAACATGTATACAGGCTGGGGATGACGAGGAAAAAGAGCGAACTTCAGGTCGATATTTTCTGCTACGTGGTAATCACGAACATGGAGACGGTCATGATAAACGGCGTTCCCGGGGATCCTGGGATACTAGATCTGACCGATGCCGTTCGGGAGTCCATCGAGAAGTGGAGCCCGGACGGATACACGTGGGAGAACGGGGACGTGGACGAGACAGAATCCGTCACCGTCAAGGCCGAGGACGACGGCAGGGTGCAGCGGAAGTCGTTCCGAATGAAGTGGCGAAAGGGGTGATGCGATGAAAGATCTCATTCTCGATAGAAGCCACAAGCGCGGCGATTCCGGAGACAAGGTCCGGCTGATCCAGGAATGGCTCTGCCTCCATGGTTTTTCCATTCCCGTCGACGGCGAGTTCGGCGCAGCAACCGACCTGGCGGTCAAACAGTTTCAGCAGAAAATGTCTTTGGCCGTCGATGGAGAGGTAGGAAACAATACATTCTCGATTCTTGTCCAGCCGATGGTCCGGGCAATAGAAAAAATGCAGGCGGTAAGAAGCCACACCTCGATTGGCAGCCTGGTCGCGGCCTACGCCATGCAACACTTGAGGCAGTCCCCCCGGGAAGTCGGCGGGCAGAACATGGGTCCCTGGGTGCGCTACTACACAGGGGGATACCAGGGCAAAGAGTACGCCTGGTGCGCGGGCTTCGTCTGCACGATCCTCCGCCAGGCCTGCGAGACGCTCGAGCTCGAGATGCCGGTCCCGTTCACGCTCTCCTGCGACACGCTCGCGATCGAGGCGAAAAAGGCAG